ATAATATATTATGCGCGAACTAGACAAAATTGCCTCAGCACTCTTTGACAAAATCCGTAGTCGATTTGACAGTGTAAATATTGGTGATGATAAAGCACAAAGAATTACAGATCCTGAACAGGCTAGATTTTTTAATTTTGATTTTATTAGCAGCGACGGCAAAAACTTTGGTAATGTAACAATTAGCCTCATTGATGAAAACAATTTAAAAACCTATTATGGATCAAATATTACAGATGGTTTAGATGAAGAACAATCTAAAGAGTGGTTTGCTTTTTTACGTGAGATAAAGAATTTTGCCAGAAGAAACATGTTAACTTTTGATACTAGAGATATAAATCGTAGTAATCTAGATTTAAAAGATATTAGACAACAAGCCGGATCGGATGCTACCTTTACTAAAGACGAACTGGCTATATCAGAAGGTCGCTTGTACGGCCTAGGCAACAATAAACGTATGAGTTTTGGTGATGTTGGTACACATAAAATTATAATAAAACATCGAGATCAAATTAATCCAGAACGACGCGGCGATCGTGGTAGACAAATTGAACACATCTTTATTGAAACTCCAGTTGGCGAACGCTTTCTACTGGATCACGTAAATCTAGAAGGCGCTAGAGCTACGGCTAATCATCTTAGACACGGTGGTAAAATGTTCGACGAAGGTAGCGAACTCATAAATGAAATGGTTACAGAAATGGCATCAATGAAGCATTTTGTACGTGTTATGCGTCGTCGCACATTTGAGGACACAGAAACAATTGGCATAGTAGAATCTGCAATTCAAAGGTACTATGAAGTTAAAGACTGTTTAAAAAAATTACAAGGTCGTCAAGGTCCAGAATTGTTAATGAATATGATGGTTAGTCCAGGTGAACCAATTAATGAAGTTGATGTTGATGAACTGCGAGAAAGATTTGTGAAGAAAATATATGACGATCGTTTCAATGAAGCATTACCATATGTATACAAAGCCTATCAAAATAAAAAGCGAATAAACACAACAGAAACAACTGAATTTGAATCTTGGGTGAATAATGTATCCGAAACTACATGGGATTCAGATACAGATGATAAAGATGAAGATAATTTGATGCGTTTGTTTAATAAACCAATTGCAGCAGGCATGGACGGCTTAGACGGTATAGCCGCGATCAATAAAATCAAAGATTTAAATTCAGAAGACTTGCAAATGTCTATCAAAAAATTGTCGCAAGTGCAAGGACCAGATGCCGATATACGAAATACCATAATTAGTTGGTTAATGTCAAATGGAGAGCGAGCACTAACACAAAGTTTATTGTCTATACTCCAGCAACAAAATGCCAATACTCAACCAGCACCACAACAACCCGAACCACCGCAGCAACCTGTAGGTGCGACCACAATGAATCAACCTGTGGTCAGCGAAGAAATAGAAATGATTCGTTGGTTGTCTGGTTTGACAAAAAAATAACTAAAAACTTTTGACAGTATAAATAAAATTGTTATACACTAGTAAACATGCTTGTGTATATCTTGGCACAAACTATTATGGCATTTATTAAGGAGATTATATTATGGCCACGTCATTAGCAGAAATTCGCGCAAAATTACAAGCGCAAGAAAGCCGCGGACAAGGCGGACAATCACAAGGCGATAACGCTATCTATGCACATTGGAACATTCCAGAAGGTTCTAGTGCAAAAATTAGATTCATACCAGACGCTAACACACAGAACTCTTTTTTCTGGGTAGAGCGATTGATGATACGCCTTCCGTTTGCAGGCATCAAAGGACAAGCAGACTCAAAACCTGTTGTGGTACAAGTGCCTTGCGTAGAAATGTACGGAGACGCATGTCCTATTCTAGCAGAAGTTCGCACTTGGTTCAAAGATCCAGGACTAGAAGAAATGGGTCGTAAGTATTGGAAGAAGAAATCATACTTGTTCCAAGGTTTTGTAAGAGAAAATCCACTAGCAGACGACAAAACACCTGAGAATCCTATTCGTAGATTCATTATAAGTCCCCAGATTTTTAATTTAATCAAGGCTGCACTAATGGACCCAGAACTAGAAAGTATGCCTACTGATTACACTGCTGGTTTAGATTTCACTGTTACAAAAACTAGTAAGGGCGGTTATGCAGATTATTCTACTAGTAAATGGAGTCGTAAGGAGACTGCACTAACAGCGCAGGAACAAAGTGCAATTGATATTTTTGGGCTCTACAATTTGAGTGACTTCTTACCAAAACGTCCAGGTGAAGTAGAACTTCGAGTTCTTAAAGAAATGTTTGAAGCATCAGTGGATGGTCAAGCATATGATCCTGATCGTTGGAGCCAGTACTACAAACCAAGCGGCTTTCAAGGCAAGAGCGGCGATGATACAGATGCTTTGGTACCTGCTGCAAAATCTGCTTCAGTACCAGTTCAATCTTCAGCCCCATTTGATACAGAAGAGGCGGACGATGCTCCTGTTGCAACTGCACCGGTGCAAGCCTCTGTGGCAAAACCTTCTAGTCAACGAGCAGAAGATATCCTGGCAATGATCAGAAATCGCTCAAAATAATCAATGAGTGTTGTAAATACCGACGGTCGCAACGGAATACATATTTTTGTATTCTGTTGCGCTGATTATGTTGACATGTTAGATGACTGTATCCGCAGTGTTGAAGAACATGTAGCTGATTGTATAATATCTCGAAATATTGTATCGAATACTAGAAACATTAATGTTAACGGATACAATCTTATACATGATATTGACTTTTGGAAAAAACTAGACCCCGACTTTACAGAAAGGGAATTATATAATCATAATTGGATTAAGCAACAGATTTTTAAATTAAACATCGACAAATTTGTTGACGGGTATGCATTAATAGTAGACGCAGAAGTAAGATTTACACACAGTGTCAAATGGATAGAAAATAACGCTCAAAAAATTTTTTACAGCAATTATTGGACTGATTATTGGTTTTCTAGCCATGAATTCATTAAACAAATTGCTAATCTAGAATCAGATATGAGAAAAACATTTATAGTAGAAGCAATGATTTTCTCTACAGATATTTTAAAAAAACTTCGTAGGCGAATTGAAGACACTAATGGATTATCTCAAATTGAATCATTTAAAAATATAATTTTTGATATTCCAATGACTACAAAATCTTTGCCAAAGTCTAATATGCAAATGTCTGAGTATGATTTATATGCTACCTATATATTAAAATTTTATCCAGAGAAAGTTTTATTACAAAGTACTCCTAAACCATTTTATAGTGTGCAACATAGCCTGACTAGTAATTCAAAAAAATCTCAAACAAAATGGTTAACTTTTTTTGAGCAGGTACGTGGAGAAAACTGGCCTGATTGCGATAGCGAGGTCAATTTTTCAAATTTGCCAGACTGGATTCAAAAGGAGTGTATTGAAGTTCATGGATATAAACCTAACTAAACATCCAATATAAACTGAATGGAAGTTTTTAATTCTAATAATCTTTTAATTATCTGGTATCCGCAGTACGCAGGTGGCAAGTTTATTATGAATTGTCTATCTTTGAGTAGACACGCTATTCCGTTACATGCTGCTGCAGGAGACTATCTATTACAAAATCCAACTGATTATGATTATAGATTAAACTTTGTGTTAAAAACATTGCCTGACAGCGAAAACATGAAAGAATGGTTACAATATGAATGTAATACTTTTCTTTTTTATGATCAACCCCCGGGTACTCTACATATAGATATTTCAAAAACAACAGCCGAGTTAGAAATTTTCACAATGTTATTTGCTAAAGTTTTAAAGGAATGTATATCTAAAAATATAAATTTTTTTGCTGAATCTTTAACCACTATGGAAATAATGAAAAAGTATTTAACAATATGGCCAAACGCTAGAATTATTGTTTTTACTAATTTTAATAAATTTAGAGAAATAGCTTGCAAAAGAAAAGCACCTGACAATTTTGACATGTTTGAAAATTGCGGCAATGAACAAGAATATAAGTATAACCAAATTAAAGGCGACTTATGGCCCCTTTGGCAAGAATTTGAAAAAAATTTATATGATATTGAATCGCTAGCGCAGCAGACTTATATTAGCGACAATATTAAAAATGAAATTAAACTATACTATAATTGGCACAATATTAAAAATGATAAATTCAGAATTGACATTGATAATACATTTTTTAATGTAGACAAATTTTTAGAAACTATAAAAAATTTGTATCAATGGTTAAAATACGACGATTTCAATGAAAAACTATTGTTGACCTATTACAGGAAATATATTAATTTACACACATAATTTAACAAACAAGGATTTCTTTTAGAAAATGGATATTAAAGTATATTAGACTATACCAATCAACCATTTAAAAAGATACAAAAAAATTATTTTATTTATAATTTAATGACTATATAGAGGAAAATCATGGCTAAACCCTTTGATGTATCAAAATTTCGCAAAAGTATTACAAAAAGTATTGACGGCATCTCAGTGGGATTCAACGATCCACA